ATCGGAGTCAAGACATTCGGATGGGATGATGTAAAGCATGGCCCTAACGACCTACAGCGATCTGCAAACCGCAATCGCAAACTATCTCGCAAGAAGCGATCTAAGTAGCCAGATCCCTGATTTTATTCGGCTGGCAGAGATTCGCTTACGTCGAGAGCTTCGCATCCGTCAGATGCTGAAGAACGTCACCACTACCACCACGAGCGGTGATGCGACGGTGCAGCTACCGTCAGACTTCCTTCAGATGCGTGACCTGTACATCGATGGAGACCCGCTCCAGCCGGTGATCTACCTCACTCCGTCATTGTTCACGAGCAACGCTCAGTCTACGTACTCTGGCAAACCAACTCGCTACACAATCCTGGCAGACGAGTTCAAGTTCGCTCCCTACCCTGACAATGCGTATACGCTGTATATGCTGTATTACGCTTCGCCACCATTCCTATCGAGCACGCAGACAACGAACGTCTGGACGGTGAACGCGATGGATTGTCTGCTGTATGGATCGCTAGGTGAGGCTGAGCCGTATCTCATGAACGACGCTCGATTGCAGACCTGGGCGACGTTGTATCAGCGTGGCATTAACAGTCTTACGAAGTCGGATGATGATGCTGAGTTCAGTGCATCACCGTTGACAATGCGAGTGAGTCGATAATGGCGCTCGTACTAAAAGATCGCGTCAAAGAGACGACTTCTACCCAAGGAACGGGGACAATTTCCCTACTGGGTGCTGTGCAGGGGTATCAAGGTTTCTCGTCTATCGGGGTTGGAAACACGACCTATTACTGCATTCAATCGACTGCTGATTGGGAAGTTGGCATCGGTACGGTCGGAGCCGGATCGCTGACTCGAGATACCGTTCTTGCAAGCAGTGCCAACGGAAGTCTTGTCGGATTTGGGTCTGGCGTTAAGGATGTGTTCTGTACTTACCCTGCTGGCAAGTCGGTAAGCACTGACAGTCTGCCGGTGACGGGTGCGATCAGTAGTGCCTCGCCTAATGCCACGGTAAACGTCGCTAGTCTTACTGCTGCTGTCACGACTGCAACTGGCGACATTGCGATTATTCCGAAAGGCACAGGAGCAAAACTCGCACAGGTTCCAGACGGTACAACGACTGGTGGAAATAAGCGCGGAACGTATGCCGTTGACTGGCAGACCATTCGCACTGGTGCTACACAGGTGGCGAGTGGATCGCTTTCTGTAATCGGTGGTGGATACGCAAATATTTCGTCTGGGTTAAACAGCACAGTCTCGGGTGGGAGTCAGTGCCAAGCGACACAAACTGGTGCGACAGTTGGTGGCGGCGGCGGCAATATTGCAAGCAGTTTTTATTCGACAGTAGCCGGTGGCGCTGACAACACTGCGAGTGCAACGCATACGACAATCGCTGGCGGCAGATTTAACACTGCATCGACCGAGTATGCAACGGTCGCAGGAGGCCGGGAAAACGCTGCTTCTGGAGGTCACTCATCGGCAGGTGGTGGTCGGCAAAATACCGCAAGTGCAGCATATTCTGCGGTTGCTGGTGGCTATCTTAACGCTGCGTCCGGCACTGGTAGTGCTATCGATGGCGGTCAGCAAAATGTCGCTTCATCTGCCTATTCATTTGTAGGTGGAGGGCTGACGAATACAGCATCTGCAAGTGCTGCCGTTGTTGCTGGTGGCGAATCAAACACTGCGTCTGGTGGGTATTCGGTTGTTGGCGGCGGGATCAGCAATGCCGCTTCTGGGCTGTGGTCTGGTGTTGGATCAGGGCTAAACAACATTGCTAGCGGTGGCATCGCTTATGTTGCCAGCGGTGGCGCTAATACTGCGTCTGGGGATTACTCTTTTGTTGCTGGCGGCTCAGACAACGTAGCGTCAGGGAATGTGTCTGCGGTGATCGGTGGTGTTTACGGCACGACTCGAGGAATTATTGGCTATCTAGTCACTCCTGCTAGCAACACCCCGATTGAAGCAAAAGCAGGTGTGCAGCAAGCCGCTCGTCTCGTACTAGGAGTGCAGACGACGAATGCCACTGCGACAAAGTTGCGTAGCAATACAAGTTCTGCTGATGCGACCAATCAGTTGATCTTGCAGAACAACAGTGCAATTTATTTCAAAGGTACTGTGATTGCCAATGTTACGGCAGGCGGCAATACGAAATCTTGGACATTTGATGGGCAGATCAAGCGTGGTGCAAATGCTGCGGCTACGACACTGACAGGCTCAACGGTGAGCAGTCCGTATGGGGATGCTGGAGCGTCTACCTGGGCGGTATCGCTTGCTGCCGATACTACGAATGGTGGTCTTGCTGTAACGGTAACGGGTCAGGCTTCGACTACGATTAGGTGGGTGTGCAAGCTAGAAACTACTGAAGTAGGCTTCTGATGTTTGGGATTGCGGCGTTCTCTGAAGTACCGTTCAGTTCGCTGCCGACTAGCGGTGGGATCTGGCAAGAGTTACGAGGCGACAGTAATGTTTGGACTCGTATTGACCCGACAGAATCTAGTTTTCTGGTCAGGGATAGTAACGGGGTGCAGTATCAGGCTTCGCTGATTGTTTTATCGAGTTCTGCTGTTCAGTTTGTGGTGCCGCGAGAAGTCAAAGACAGTAGCGGCACGACGTTTGTTCCGGTCACTAACTTGTGGCAAGATTCTTCAACATCATCCAGTTCGTGGGTAGAGGTCTAACATGGCTGCACCATTCTCAACGACACCCGATAGTTGTGCAGTCAACTGCATTGCTATCACTCCTGCCGACTCTGATCTGGTTGCGCCAGTTCGTGCGCTCTACATCGGCGGGTCGGGTAACGTGCGGATCAACGATACCGGCGGTGGAAGCGTGATCTTCTACAACGTCCCTGCTGGCGTCATCCTGCCGGTGATGGCTCGACGGGTCTGGTCAACCAACACGACTGCCAGCAACATTGTTGGACTGCTGTAATGTTGCTCGGTCTTAACCTGAAGCTGCCTAACCTCCGATCACTCGGTGGTTATGTGCCTGTCCCTGGCGCTCCGTTCATTGTGAAAGATAGTGCAGGGACGGATTACACGATTGGCCTGCCGGTGAGGAATGGGTCAGGGGTTGACTACACGGTTGCATCATCCGTCAAGACGAGTGACGGAACAGAATACTATCCGATTTGAGGTAAATCATGGCTGTCTATCAGGCGCTTTTGCTCAACACAGTTGTCCCGCAGATCCAAGCCGCACAAGCAGGCGACAGCTATGTCATGGTGGTGAACGCCACCACTCCAGCACTTAGGATCACGCAGACGGGTACTGGCAACGCGCTAGAGGTGGAGGATAGTGCCAATCCTGACGCAACGCCGTTTGTGGTGAGTGCGGCGGGGGATGTTGGGATTGGGACGAATGCGCCTTCTACTGCGCTGGACGTTGCAAGTTCAAACTCTGGCATCACGCTGACCAACACTGGTGCATCCAACAAGAAATGGCGTGTTGGTGGAAACGCAGCAGCCTCTTTTGTAATCACTGAGTCTGGTGTTGCGGATCGGATGTTTATTGACACCTCCGGCAACCTCGGATTGGGGGTGACGCCTAATGCTAACTGGAATACTGTCACGCCCGTAATGCAGATCGGTAATTCATCTTGGTATGGCTTCAGTAATGAAACCCGGTTAAACACAAACTTTTATTATGGCAGCGGCGACAAGTACATCGGCAATGGTTTTGCGACCAGTTATAACCAAGCCTCTGGGCAACACATTTGGTTTAACGCCCCCAATAACTTATCCGGCGCTAATGCTCCTCTCTCCTTCAACCAAGCAATGACCTTGGATGCTAGTGGGAATTTGGTTGTTGGGGCTACTAGCACTTCTTATCGCATGGAAGTTGTTGCTCCGTCTGGAGACAACATTACGGCTCTATTCCGATCTGGCGATTCGACCGCTGGTAATAACGCAGGCGGGGGGTTCCGCAATATCTCAAGCGCAACTGCTGCAAGCCGACAGGCTCAAATTTGGTTAGATGCTGACGGGGCAAACTTTAGTGGTGGCGATTATTTCTACATTAACAAAAACGGCAACAGCGGCACTGTAGATTTTGTGCAGGTTTCTAATGCCGCAATGACGTTTGCTACCGACAGCACCGAACGCGCCCGTATCACCAGCGGTGGGTACTTTAAGGCGAGTAATACGGGGACTTATGTAGGAAGTACAGGCGCTTATCACGAACTAAGATCAAACGCGAATGAAACGAGCGTTATTGTTCAAAACACTAGCGCAACGCTTACTCAGTCAGTAAACGGCATACAGGTTAACTATTCTGGAGCCTCTCCAAATGGCACTTCTGCGACGTTTTTGTATTGCAATGACAGTACCGCGCTGCGAGCCTCAATCCGCTCTAACGGTGGGCTTGCAAATTACCAATCCAACAACGTAGACCTGTCTGACGCTCGCACCAAGACCGATATCAACCCGCTTGGCTCCTACTGGAGCAAGATTGCTGGGCTGGAGATTGTCAGCTACAAGTACAAAGACCAGACGCACGACGATCTGAACATCGGTGTAATCGCGCAGCAGGTTGAACAAGTTGCGCCTGAGTTTGTAGACTCAGATGGCTTTGGTGATACGCCGGAAGATGGTGTGCCGTTAAAAACGATCTACAACAAAGACCTGACCTTTGCAGCCATCAAAGCCCTGCAAGAAGCAATGGCCCGTATTGAAACCCTAGAGGCCGAAGTGGCCGCACTCAAAGGAGCTTAATCATGGACTGGACCGTATCGGCAATGGACTGCAAAGTCTCAGAAGACGGACTCAGCGATGTCGTCTATTGCATCCACTGGCGCTGCTCCGCGACTGAAGATGGCTATTCCGCTTCTGTCTACTCTACCTGCTCTGTTCCCGGCCCGAACCCTGAGAGCTTCGTGCCCTACGCCGACCTGACCCAAGAGCAAGTGCTCGAATGGATCTGGGCGAACGGCGTAGACAAGGCCGCGACCGAAGCCGCAGTGCAGCAGCAGATCGAATTGCAAAAGAATCCGGTAGTTGTCTCGCCACCGCTTCCTTGGGCTGCGTAAGATGCAAGAGTTCACCATCACGATCACGATTGAAGAAGCCAACATCATTGCGATGGGGTTGGGCAAACTGCCGTTGGAGATGTCAGTTGCGCTGTGGCAAAAGCTGCGTGAGCAGGTTCAAGAGCAGACGAAGGCAGAATGAGAGTAAATTTCGGTCAGTGGACACCAGACCGTCCGGGTATTGCTGATAGTCTGGTTGAGGCAAAGAACGTCCTGCCTACGCTTGTAGGTTACGGGCCGATGCCTGCTGCTGCCGACTTCTCCAACGCTGCAACCGAAAATCTTCTGACCTGTTTTGTTGGTCGCTGGGTGGCTGACACCGTTCTGTTTGGTGCGAGTGCTAACTATCTCTGGCGTTACTTCCCGACGAAAAGCGTCACGATTACCGGAGCAACACAAGCTAACCCTTGCGTGATTACGTCTGTCGGTCACGGGTTTCGCACTGGTGTACAGGTGACGATTTCCGGTGTTGTCGGCATGACTCAGTTGAACGGCAACACCTATACGATCACCAGGATCGATGCGAATACGTTCAGCCTGAACGGGGTGAACTCAACAGGGTTCACAGCGTACTCGTCTGGT